CAGTATTATGCGGCCGGAGTCGGCGGCGCTCTTGCTGGCCGGGGGGCTGATCTTTTTGTTATTGATGATCCTCATAGCGAGCAGGATGTAAAGACCAACAGCAGACTGGCTTTTGATACAGCATGGTCATGGTTCCAAACGGGCCCACTCCAGCGCTTGATGCCGGGCGGGGCCATCATCGTCATAATGACAAGGTGGTCACTATTAGATTTAACTGGGAAACTCATTGACTACCAAATCCGAAACCCTGAAGCCATGCCTTGGGAGATCGTGGAGCTTCCCCCCATCCTCAACGAAGGACGAGAAGACGAGAAGTCCCTCTGGCCAGAGCAGTGGCCACTTGACTCTCTTAAAAAGATCAAAGCCTCTCTTGACCCACGGTACTGGAACGCCCAGTACATGCAGCAGCCCACCTCGGACACTAGCGCGATTATTTCTCGTAAGCACTGGCGAATCTGGGACAGAGACGATCCACCCACCTGTGACTACGTGATCCAGTCTTGGGATACGGCCTTTGAGACCAAGAACAACTCTGACTATTCCGCGTGTACAACATGGGGTGTGTTCTATAACGAGGAGGAAGGTGACAGCCCACAGGTCATACTTCTGGATGCGTTCAAGGATAGAATGGCTTTTCCAGAGTTAAAGACCATAGCTCTTAAGCATTGGAAGGAGTGGCAACCAGATGCGTTTATTATTGAGAAGAAAGCGGCAGGAGCACCGCTTATCCAAGAGTTACGCAATATGGGAATCCCTGTTCAAGAGTTCAGTCCTAGCCGCGGTAATGACAAAATGGTCAGGCTCAACGCGGTATCCGACCTATTTACCTCTGGAAAAATCTGGGCCCCTGACACAAGATGGGCACGAGAAGTAATTGAAGAAGTAGCCTCATTCCCTGTGGGCGAGCACGATGACTATGTGGATACAACATCCCAAGCACTGCTACGCTATAGGCAAGGAGGCTTTATCACGCTAGACTCTGACGAGAAAGAAGAACAACTCTTTCGTCGCCGTCGGCAAGCCGCATACTATTAAGGATCATCATGGCAACAAGTAGTTTTGACAAAGCGCTGTACCAAGCGCCACAAGGTTTGGAATCATTGGGCGAGGGTGAAGATCCCTTGGAGATAGAGATCGAGAATCCTGAAGCTGTGCATATCAAAGCAGGTGATATGGAGATCGACCTTGAGCCTAAAGACTCTACCCAAGGAGACGANGAGTTTGACGACAATTTGGCCGANTACATGTCGGACTCCAAACTGCAGACTGTTGCAGGCGACCTTGAGTATGANATTGANCAAGACCGNGCATCCCGCAAAGATTGGGAGAAGGCTTACACCGAAGGCTTAAAGCTCTTGGGTTTGCACATGGAGGAGCGTACCGAGCCTTGGGACGGGGCCTGCGGAGTGTTCCACCCTATGATTACGGAAGCTGTTGTACGCTTCCAAGCCGAGATGATAACCGAGACATTCCCAGCCCAAGGGCCTGTGCTCAGTAAGATCATTGGTAAAGAAACCCCAGAGACACGCGAGATATCCATCAACGTCCAAGACGACATGAACCATGAGTTAACGGACGTGATGAAAGAGTACCGAGCCGAGCATGAGCGGATGCTTTGGTCTTTGCCTGCCACAGGCAGTGCTTTCAAAAAGGTCTATTACGACCCCAACCTTGGGCGCCAAGTAAGTATGTTTGTGCCTGCCGAGGACATCATCCTGCCCTACGGGGCGACGGACATGGACACTTGCCACCGCATTACGCATGTGATGAGGAAGACCAAAAACGATATATTAAAGCTACAAAACGCAGGGTTCTACATAGACTGTGAGTTGCCAGACCCCCCACGGGTGCGTGACGATATCAAGCAAGCCAAAGACCACGAGACGGGCTTTAGTGACTTGAACGATGACCGCTATACCCTATATGAGTGCCACGTTGACTTGGACTTGGATGGATTCCAAGACGTTGATGAAGACGGAACTGAGACTGGCATTGCCCACCCGTATGTTGTGACTCTTATTAGAGGCACAAATACCATTCTCTCAATCAGACGCAATTGGAAGGAAGGCGATGTCCTCAAACTCAAACGACAGCACTTTGTCCACTACCAGTACATCCCCGGCTTCGGCGCCTACGGGTTTGGTCTATTTCATCTCATCGGCGGATTTGCGAAGTCGGCGACAAGTATCATGCGTCAGCTCGTTGACGCAGGAACTCTATCCAATCTACCAGGAGGCCTTAAATCACGGGGACTACGCATTAAGGGCGATGACACACCAATTGCTCCAGGGGAATTTAGGGACGTCGATGTNGCCTCTGGAAACATAAGGGACTCAATCCTACCGCTCCCATACAAGGAGCCCAGCAATGTGCTGTTGACTTTACTCGGCAACATTGTGGACGAAGGGCGTCGTTTTGCCGCAACGGCAGACATGCAAGTCTCGGACATGAACTCCCAAGCCCCTGTGGGCACAACGCTAGCCCTCCTTGAGCGCCAGCTTAAAGTGTTGACGGCNGTCCAAGCNCGGGTGCACTTTGCTTTAAAGCAAGAGCTAAAACTCATAAAAGACTTGATCCGTGACTACACCGATCCAGACTACACCTACGATCCAGAGTATGGTGGCAAGAAGTCCAAGCAAGAGGACTACGACAAAGTTGACATTATTCCTGTGTCAGACCCCAATGCCGCAACACTATCTCAACGTGTGGTGCAGTACCAAGCGGTTATGCAGATGGCCCAGCAGGCTCCGCAAATCTACGACATGCCTGTGCTCCACAGATCCATGTTGGAAGTTTTGGGTATTAAGAATGCAGACAAGCTGGTTCCGTTGCCTGATGACCAAAAGCCTGTTGATCCTGTGTCTGAGAATCAAGCGGTGCTTAAGGGTAAACCCTTAAAAGCCTTTGAGTACCAAGACCATCAGTCACACATGGCAGTCCACAACTCCATGATTAACGATCCGATGATCATGGCCATGATCGGCCAGAATCCACACATGCAAGCCATTATGGGCGCGCTACAGGCACATATTGCCGAGCACGTCGGGTTTATGTACAGAAATATGGTGGCTCAACAGTTGGGTATGGCGTTGCCTCCAGAGGACGAGAAGTTGCCCCCAGAAATGGAAAAAGCATTGTCCGCTCTCATGGCACAAGCGGCCAACCAAGTCATGCAACAAGGCCAAGCCGCCGCGGCTCAACAACAAGCCCAGCAACAACAGCAAGACCCATTGGTACAAATGCAACAAGCTCAGTTGCAACTACAGCAACAAGAAGTGCAGATCAAAGGGCAAAAAGCCCAAAGCGATGCGCAAATTGCACAGGCCAAGCTACAAATTGAACAGCAAAAGGTCAACAATGCAAAAGAAATTGATGCCATGAAAGTGGGAATTGATTCTGCCAAACACCAAGCACAGTTGGCACAGCAAGCAAAACAAGCAAGTATGAATACGCTCACAGACATTGGCAAACACAAAGCAGAATTGGAAATGCAAAAACGGCAAACCATGTTGCAACACATTCAAAGTTTTAAACGGGACGAAAAACCACCAAAGGAACCTAAAGCATGATCGACCAATTCGCACGCGTATTGCGCGACAAATTACGCCACGACATGAACAACTACGCCGATGACTTGGCGGGTGGTGTCTGTCGCAACTTTGAAGAATACCAAAAACTCTGCGGGCTTATTTCGGGTCTGGCCATTGCAGAGCGTTATCTCCTAGACCTGCTAAAAGAAAGTGAAGAAGACGATGAGTGATTTGATTTTGCCCCCCGGCGTTGACATGCCGCCACCAATCCAACCCGTGGAAACCCCACCCGAGGATGCAACGGCCGAAGAAAAAGCAACAGCCCTACCCGATCCAAGCGGGTATCACATCCTCTGTGGTGTGCCGGATATCTCTGACAAGATTGAAGGTACGGAGTTGGAGTTGTATCGCCCATCCCAGTATGCGGCGCAAGAACAACACGCAACGACTGTTTTGTTTGTGCTGAAGTTGGGCCCAGCGGCTTATACCGATGCAAGCAAAACCCCAGGAGGCCCTTGGTGTAAACCCGGAGACTTCGTGCTCACTCGCACGTACGCAGGTACGCGTGTAAAGATTTTTGGTAAAGAGTTTCGTATCATCAACGACGACCAAGTTGATGCTGTTGTGCAAGACCCTCGTGGAATAACCCGAGCTTAAGGAGTAATAAATGGCCAATGAACCATACAAGTTCCCTGATGAAATAGGCGGTGAACAAACAATTGACATCAAGGACAACACGCCTGAGATTGAGATTGAAGTCATAGACGATACACCCATCCAAGACCGAGGCCGCGTTGCTTTGAGTCGTGAAGTGGAAGACCCCACGGACGACGAGATTGAGACGTACTCGGATAAAGTCAAGCATCGGATCAAGGAGTTGACCCATGCTAGGCACGATGAGCGTCGTTCTAAAGA